AACGCCAAAGTTTTCCAAGCTCACTCTAAAGCGATATTGGAGTTTTGGCATTAAAAGTCCCTGGTTACTAGCAGAATCTCCGCTAGCCAGTGGAACTGTAATTTTTGATAGTGTTGAAATTGCCATTTAGTCTGCTCCTGTTATATATATTTATCAGTTTAAAGTCCTGATATTTCTCCAGTGTTTTTAAGTCTTAGTGGTATGTAGATAAACTCTACTGCCTTCACAGGTTCAATAGCAATGTCTAAGTATAGTTCATTTTTATCTATTCTGCTTGGCGTATTGTTTGACTCATCACAAACTACTAGGTAATCATACAAGCCACGCTGTCCCACTAATTCAAGTAGCAAACTTTCTGCTGCTTGTTTTATCTCATCACGTGTAATCTTATCATTTGGTTCAAAGATATATGGTTTAGCAAGTGTGTTTAGCTGACTACGTAAGTAGATAACCAAACGTGCTACATTTATTCTGTCTAGAGCACTTGCGCCTCTTGAACGTGTTTTCTGTCCAAAGTTAACAAGTCCTGCACCTGTAATGAATGTAATTGGGTTAACAGCACTTGAATATAAAGTGTCTCTTTGTCCTTCATTAAGTGCTACAGCAACAAATTCGCCTTCGTTATTTACATATCCTGTTGAACTTGCGTTTGTAATTCCTCCACGTCTTGTACCTGCTGGTGCAAACCATGGATAGCTAACTTGATCGCTTAGTGCAATAGTTCTTAACATCATATGCGATGCCGGAACTACAACATTGTTACCAAAGTTGTCACTTGTAAAGCCTGCTGGATAGAATATACCTAAGTATTCATCTCTACTTACTAATCCTCTGTCGTTATCTTCAACTGCTGTATTAACATTTGTTGCCCAATCATTTAGTGATGTTGCATCTGGTGTAAGTCTGAACGGTGAATCACCTACGATAAACGCTGTTAAGCCTCTGTCATAGTTAAGTGAAATCATTTCACCAATTAGTTCTGGATAACCTGGTGTTGCCATCAAGTTAAACAATCTTGATTCATCATCTCTAATGTCATCATTACTGTTAACTACAGCTTGTAACGCTTGTACAACAACTTTACGCTGTGCTTTACGTCCAAAGCTACCTGAACCATCTGCTTGGTTGCCTGACTCAGTTACCCATCTGTGTGGGTAGTAATTAGTCATTGGCGCATCTGCTTGACGTTTGTTCTCTGAACTTGTATCAATATAGTTACGCTCAAAGCGTTTTACATTAAATCCGCTTCTGCGTAGATTCCATAACAGCATACCTTTTGGATATAATGCTGGATCTGGTGCATCTGGATCTAAATAATTACTTGCTAACATTTCTGGTATTGTACCACTCGGTGCAACTGTAGTTGTACCTGGTCCTGTACCGTAACGTGCATCTGCAAATAATACACCATTTTCTGTAGTTTGATCACTACTATCTAATGGACTACCCCACTTTTGAACTTCAGTTCCTGTAATGTCAGAATTAAAACGGTATATAGTCGGATAATTTTCTAAGTCACTTGTGTCAATCCAAAGATCGCCAGTTACTAAACTACCACCGTTACTATGTTCAATAGGCATTGTTGCCGAAACAATTGGTCCTGCTGGATCAGCGTTTGGATATGCTGTTGAATCACCATAACCTACCCAAGTTGTACCATTGTGATACATAATATCTACTTCATCTACAATTGAATTATACCATAATTGTCCTTGATTAGCTAATGAAGATACAGCATCTGCACTTGCTGTATAGTTTAATACACGCCAGTTTGTTGCTTGGAATTGTTTTGGACTTGTAGAATTGTCTGTTCCATCAACATATACTAAATTTGGTGTAGTTGTTGGATCTGTGCTTACAAATGGTGTAAAACCCATTGCATTCAATAATCCTGTTGTGTCTACAAATTTAATTTCGCCACCTTGTGAATGACTAATTACAACTCTATTTGATGCATCAACTTCTGCACTTACATTTGGTACATTAGCTGATGTAATTGCTGCTGCAATTAAGTTTGCATCGCCGCTTGCACTTCCTGTAGGTGTTACGCTTACAGTAACTGGTGTACTAAAACTTGCACTACCTTTGTTTGTGCTTGACATTGTAAATGTTGAAAGCCCAACACTGCCTGGTACTGCATTTGTAATAATTGCACTAGTAATTCTAGTTGGACCGCTTGCTTGTCTGCGGAAAATTGTAAAGTTTGCTTTTGCTAAAGCATCACTTGTAATATTAGTTTTGGCATATAATTCTCCAATACCTAAATTTAATCCGCCACCTGTTGAATCTAAACCATATAATGCATCTGCTGCACTTGAATACATTGGAGCACTAATCTCATCCCATAATAATGTAGTTGCATTCCAAAGTTTAACACTTAGGTTTGCACCACCATTTGGAATAGTTGTTTTGAACCAAATACTACCACTTGGTCTTGAAGTTCCAGTATCGGTTATTTTCCAGGCTGGAACACTAGTATGTGCTGATATTTGTAATGCTGGCGGTAAGTATGTACCAGCTGAAATTCCAAGCTCTGTAAGTCTAGTTGCATCACCACCAATTACAATTGGACCTCCTGTAGTTGAATCTTCAGCACCTGAACTTGTACCGTCACTATATATTTCTAAAAACCCGTCTACTGCCGCTGCACTAACACCTTGTATTCCTGCATTAGTTATTGCTGTTGCTACATCAGATACTGTGTTTGCTCCTACTGAAATAGGTGCTCCGTTTACAGTAATGGTATCTGTACCTGCAAAAGTAGGATTTGCTTTAGTACCTTTTATTGTTGGCCAACTTTTGATCCAATCGCCGCTTCCAACTGCTACCCATGTACCACTTGTATTTTTATACCATAATTTGTTAATTGTTGTAACTGCTACAATTACATAATCACCAATTGCACCAATTGATGCCAATGGAGTATAATCTCCATTATCATAATCTGCTACTTGATTTTGCTTAAAAATTACTGTAGGTTTTTTTGTTGTAAAAGTTTGTCCGCCCGTAGTGTTAATTGCATTGCTGTTCCATTGTTGAATACCGTAGCTAGAATTGTCTGTGTCAAACCAGTATGTTCCTGCTAAAGGATTTGCACTTGGTGCATCTGGAGTTGCTTCTAATTCACCTAAATCAACATCAGCTCTTACAACAAAAGCTCTGTTGCTTACACCTAACAATGAATATGCAGCTTGTAAGCCGTATTCGTTAAGTTCGCCTGCGTGAATTGGATTATTATTATTATCTGTTTTAAATATCGGATCACCAAATGTGTCCGCTAAATCTCTTTGCGACGTTAACAAGTAAGGTTTACCTGCATTCGCTTTTATTGTGCCCTGTGCTGTTCCTGTGCCTGCTGCATTTGTTTTGTTTGATGCACTAGCAACAAAAATCATTGGCACTGTACCTGGCTCAGCTGGTGTGTAAAAACTCTCGTCAATTACGCTGACCTGTACTCCTGGTGATGTTAAAGCCATATTATTTCTCCTGTTGGAATCGTTTGCTATTTGTATTTAGCATACTTTAATAAAAAGGTATGTGTAATTACCATAAAAAAGGTGCTAAAAAGGTGAGGTAAATACAATATGAGACCTTTATGTAAATGTGGACAACATCCTGCTGCTATAAATTATAAAAAAGGCAAAAGAATCTATTATAGAAAACTATGCGAAAAATGTTTACGCAATGGATTAAATCACGGTGTTCCTAAATGGAAACAACGCGGCTACGAGAAAAAAGATACCTGTGAAAAATGCAATTTTAAGTCAAAACATAAAGAACAGTTTAATGTGTTCCATATTGATGGAGATTTAAACAACTGTAGGCCAAGTAATTTAAAAACTATATGTGCAAACTGTCAGCGTATTATGCAGAAACAAGGAGTTGTGTGGAAGCAAGGTGATCTTGTACCTGATTTTTAAGATCATTTAATGTACCGTTATTGTTGACTATTGCATTAAATTTTACGTTAGCCCAACGCCATTCGCTTTCATGTACATCTTTGGGCTCTACACTAATATCTTGATACATTCTAAACCATACAGGATCAGGACCTCTCATTACCCTCCACATACTACCGTTTAATTTGTGTATCATATCGGCTTCGTTTTGAAATCTTACATCAGGTATTACATAGTCTTTTGTTGGATTTTTTTGTAATTCTTGTTTGACCAAACTTACCCATATTGCATCGTCAAATCCTTTACGCATACAATCTGTTCCAAACTCTTGTAAAACTATTCGTGGTGTAATATTACGTTTTACTTCTTTCGACCAAAACTCGTCACGTTTCTCTCTCCACTCTCTACTCTCATCAGTGTCGCCTTCTAGCATTTGTCTATCCCATCCAAATACAGTAGCAACACCGTCTTTTAATTTGTCTGCAAAAGAAAGTTTCGTATATCCGTGTTGTTCTACTAAAATATCTGCGGCTGTGCCTTTGCCGCTACCAATTAAACCACATATACCAATTATCATAAATTTTTTCCTTAGTGTAAGTATATATTATAATACACTATAGGAAGTATGTCAAGTGATTTTTTAGCCTATTAAGAAGCTGTAGCCTGCACCGCCAGAAACTTGTTGTATTACTTCTTGTTCTAGTTTTTCCATATCTGCTGATGCTTCTGCTTTAAGACTTTGACCATTCAAACTAGTTCCACCTTGTGGACCAGCAATAGTTGCAAATTTTTCTCTTGCTTCGCCAAGCATATATTTGCAAGCTGCAAGTGTATAGTCTTTAATCCATTGTTGTGCTAGATAATCATTCATTATCTGTTCGTCTGGTCTGTAATTGTAACAGTATAGTAACAATGTTTCTTCTGCTCTAGGGCGTTGTAAAAGAGTTAATTTTTTTGTAGTTGAATTCCATTTAAACTCAATGAATGAACCAAACATACGTCCAACCAATTCTTGGTATTGGCTAAACATATCATATGTTGCTAAGCCGCCCATATTAGAGCTTGCTAACATATATGCATTTGTGTATGCTAAATTAAATGGTTCAAAGATACTACCACCATCGCCGCCACCTGATCTTGATCCTACACTTCTTCTAAAAAGTTTTCTTACTTCAACTATTTCGTTTGGTAAAGTATATTCATTTTGATCTATAATAGTAGGCATAAAAAAGTATGATTCTTCTACAGCATTATCACTTCTTTGTCTAAATCTAGTTAACGCTTTAGTTAATGCTGTTTCATAATG